AGAGTGATGGAGGCCAAAGAGATTCCGCGGTACGAAGCGGCCCAGGAAACTCTCGAAGTGGTGATCATCGAGCTTCGGGAACGGGTTCGCCAGCTGGAAGAAGAGAATGAGCGATTGAAGTGGGAACTGGTGAGGCCGATTCTGGCACCACCGAGGGATACGAGGCGGCCGGAATTGATGGCACCTCCTGTGATATTTGGGTTTCAGATGGAATCAGCGGACTTGGATTAGGCGGAGCAGGAGAAGTAACCTGTGCGACTTCGGAGAGTAATTACCTCCGGACTGAATAGCAAAAACCTTCCGCGTTTCTTTTGGGAGATCGAAATGGAGAGTGAAGAGTACATCGTCAAGCCTAGCGACCTTGGCTGCGCGGTTACGATCATCATGCTTTTGCTGATTGGGTTTATTTTTTTGGTGGGGTGGAAATTCTCGGTCATCGAGACCCGATTAGAAAGCATTGAGCAGCGATCCCACGAGCCGCTTCCCCTGGAATCAGCGGATGTGGACTGATGAGCACACTTTTTGAAACGGTTTCCAAGGTTCATCGCTCTGCTGAACTAAGCGATTGCGAAAAGTATCGCTGGTGGCTCCGTCGCTCTTGGGTGCTTTATGAAAACGGCCAGCCGAGAGTCGGAAAGGGCGTTTGCTGTTTCATCATGCTCAATCCGAGCACAGCGGACGGGATGCAGGACGACCCTACAATTCGGAAGTGCATCAAATTCGCGCGGGCATGGGGCTATGATTGCCTCGCCGTTCGCAACCTGTTCCCGTGGCGAGCGACGGACCCCAAGGAACTACTGGCCGCGAATCGGCCCGATGGCGGACGACGCGGCGACATTGAATTGCTGACTGCCATGACAGCGGATTTTGTTGTGGCCGCGTGGGGCTGCAAAGTGCCGTTCAACCGCGACCAGGAAGCCCTGAAACTGTTCGCACAGAATTGCCCCAACAAGCCATTGCACTGCCTCAAGATGAGCAACGGGAAACCGTGGCACCCGCTCTACATCAAGGACGATACGCTGCCGCAGATTTTCAGGACAACGTGATGACCGAAAAACGCCTTCGCAAAATTGCTCTCTATTTGAAGTACATCGCATTTATTCTTGACGAGGAGGCCGACGCTTATGGTAGGCGGAGTGATAATCGGACTGACAAAAAGCGGGGAACGAACGCACGTAAACGTGGCGGACTGCCCCCATTACCCAAAGCACGGAATAAAGGCGGTAAGCGTGGAGGGATGCCCTCATCCTGATACCTGTTGCGTCTACACGGACGCGAAGCGAGTCGACACCGGCGACCCAGTGGAACTGGCTGTTGGCGATTCTTTCTGGTGGCAGAGCGGGATATGCTACTGGACTCCTGCAGCCGAGCGAACCAAGTCGGGCGGACGCGGCGGGGTTGATTACGACATCAAGCTCACGAAACTTGGATATAGCCATTAGCCGATGACCCCCTTCTACCACCGCTACCCCAAAGACCTATGAAGAACTGGCTCGATCTCGCTGTTCGACTCACCGGCTTCAAAGAGCAGTTCATGGACTGGCAGAAGAAGGCGATTGCGAATTTCCACATCACGACCGACACCGACGAGACAGACACCGATTGGGTGAAAGAAAACTTCCCTCGCTCTCGCTCATGGGCGAAGGAATTCAAAGCGGCAGGCACTGGCCGGGCCATCTCCATCACCATGACAGGTCCTTCGGAAGTGACCGGCTTCGTTTGCTGGAATACCACCAAATTGGGATACTTCGGGCCGCTGGGAGTCGCGGAGAAGTTCCGTGGGAATGACATTGGGACCGGGCTGACCTTGTTCGCACTCTGGAAGATGGAGGAGGCTGGCTACGGCTGGGCCATTATTCACAGGGTCGGGCCGGTGGAGTTCTATAAGAAGTTCCTGAGCATCGTCGAACTTCCGAGGTACTAAGTGACCCCGTTCTACAGAAGATATCCAAAGAATCCAGCCGAGAATCTCAAGTGGCGGAAAGCCTGTCGGGTTCGGGCGCTGACTGACCTGCGGTTCCGGAAGGCGCTCATCGACGCCTGCATGACGGACCTGCTCTTTTTCATGGGCTTTGCCTGTTGGTCCTTCGAGCCGCGGGCGAAGGTCAAGATTCGGCCGTTCATCCCGTGGCCCCACCAGGAATCGGTGTTCCTGGCGATAGATCAGGCGATAGATGATTCGGGGGAAGAGAAGACCATCGACGTCATCGTGGATAAGAGCCGGGCACAGGGGGGAACCTATGGGTATCTGTGGGTGGATCTCAGGAGATGGCTCCGCGACCCGATGTTCTCGGCCGGTTTCGTGACCCGGAACGAATCGCTGGTCGACTCCAAGACGGATTCCTCGACGGTTCTCTGGAAAGTGGCCTGGGCGATTGAAAAGCTCCCCTTCTGGCTGGTCCCCGACGGCTGGGACCCTCAGAAGCACCGGAACCTGGGCCAGCACACGTTTCTGAACCCGGCGAACGGGGCTTTGCTCTCGGGCTATGCTGCAGGGCAGGACGTGGCGGCCGGCGGGCGGGCGACGGTTTTCACGATTGATGAGGCCGGAGCTCGGGACTTCGTGAGCGGGAACAAGGACGAAGCGGTCCAGGAATCCCTCCATGACGTGACAAACTGCCTGCGCATGGTGTCTGCTCGCTATGTCGATCAGGGCGTTTTTCATGAAGCCTGTGAGAACCCTGATTCCTCGAGGAACAGCGTTCATCTGGTCCTGGACTGGAAGGATAACCCGGTGCACGCGAAGAATTCGTATGTGGTCACTGGTGAAAAGCCCATGGCGAGGAAGCCGGAGGACCAAGCTGCAGTCGACGCTTACCATGGGCAGAACCCCGATATGCGGGCCAGATTGGAGCGGAGGGGGTTCAAATTCGAGGGCAGAGTCCGTTCCCCCTGGTACGACATGCGGTGCCTGAGACCGGGAAGCACCCCTCGGCTGATCGCTTCGCAGCTCGACCGAGATCCCCGCGGGGCGGTCGGGAAGGTGTTCACTTCGGAACTGTTGGAAAAGGCGAAGAAGAACTGCCGGGCGCCGATCTGGCAGGGGACGCCCGTATTCGACGGGGAAGAACTGAAATTGACTGGACTGCTCCCCCGAGCCGACGGTGCTCTGAAGCTCTGGTTCAAGCCTGGCGCCGACTGGTCCCCACCGCTGGGCCCATTCACGGTCGGCTGCGACATGGCCTCGGGAAGCGACGGCGTTTACTCCTCGAACTCGGTCGCCTCGATTCTGGACGACCGAACTGGGGAACAGGTCGGGGAGTACACCGTGAAGGGGATGCCCCTGATCAAGTTCGCCCGGGTGGTCGTCGGGCTGTGCCTGTGGCTGCGGAAGGCGCGGCTGGGGTGGGAGGATTCGGGGATGTCGAGTCCATTCGCCAAGGAGATTCTGGAAGTCATCTACTATGGAAACGTGTTCTACCGGGACGTTCCGGAAATCGGTTCCAAGAGGAAGAGTCGGAAGGCCGGCTGGGGAAACCGGAAGAACGAGGACAAGGCCGAGTTGTTCGAGCAGATGGCCTTAGGGATGGAGACCGGGAAGCTGGTCCTTCGTTCGGACGAACTGATTAAGGAGTGCGGCGAGTACGAATGGGAGGACGGCAAGATCATTCACGCTCCCACGAAGAACCACGGGGCGAAGGAAGTGAACCACGGCGACCGGGCAATAGCTGCAGGTGTGGCCTGGCTGGTTTACACTTCGGAAATGGACGGCAAGATTGACAAGTCAGAGGAAACCAGCGAAACTCCCGAATACGGAAGCTGGCTGTGGAGGGAGATGCAGGAGCGAAGCAGAGTGGAGGAAGGGAGTCCTGAGTTCGGAATTTCTGACGTGGTGAATTACTAATGCTTCTCAACATCCTTGTACTCGTGTCGGTCTTGCTGGCGATTCCGGTCTGCGCCTTCCTGCATTTCAACAGCCGCTAAATGATCGACCTCCACGACGACGAAAGACGCGGGCGGCTCATCAAGGCGATTAAGTCGTCGAACGAAGCCATCGAGAAGCATCGTCGCGTCCGGAATCTCATGGTCAAGCACTACGCTGGATCATGGTATGACCAGACGACCCCGCAGGGTTCCGAGAAGATTCTGGTCAACCTGATTAACCAGACGGCTCGGATTTACGTCACCGCCCTGGCCGCGAACAACCCGCAAGTCCTGGTGAACACGTCCTCGGTCGAGAAGCTCCCCTTCGCCCGGCGCTTCGAGGTCAACCTGAACAAGCTGATTTCCGATATGTCTCTCGACCAGACGTTCCGCGACATCGTTCTGGATGCGTTCTTCTGCATCGGCGTCGGCTGCGTGATGATGCGGGACACGGACACTCGCTTCCACGGAATCCTTGAATCCGAAGAGGATGTGTGGCTCGACCCAGGGGAACCGTGGCTGAACCGGGTTTCCCTCGACGACCTGATTCTCGACATGCCGAGCAAAGAGCGAACGAAGATGCGCTACTGCGGGCACAGATACCGGGCCGATTACGAGAAGGTCATGGACGAACCGGGCTATGACTCGAAGGTCAAGGCCAAGCTCAAGCCGACGAAACGCGATTCGCTCGACGGCACTGGTTCGGCAAGGGACATCGGCGTTGATTCTGCCGAAGATGACGACCTGAAGGACATGATTTGGCTGCAGGACGTGTGGATTGCCGAGAACAAGACGATTATCACGATGCCCGTCGAAGGTGACTTGCCCCCGCTGATCGAACGGGAATGGACAGGTTCTCAGGCAGGACCTTACAAGTTCCTCTCTCTCGGTGATGTTCCTGACCGAATCATTCCCGCTGGTCCGGCCATCAACCTGTTCGGGATGCACCTGCAGCAGAACCGGCTGCACGTCAGAATCGAAAAGGATTCCGATTCTCACCGCGTTGTGAACGTCTACGCCCCGGCCGGAGCGGATGATGCCGAGAAGATTCGCAAGGCACCCCGGAATTCCTGGGTCAGGATGAACGACCCCAAGAGCATCAATCAAGTGGAAGTCGGTGGCATTGACCAGCGAGACATGGCGGCGGCGGCGTGGATTCAGGAAGAGTACGACCGCTTCGCCGGGAACCTGCAAGCGATGGGCGGGCTCGGTCCCCAGGCTGCGACTCTCGGGCAGGAGGAACTGGTTCACGGCGAGCTCTCCCGGAACGTCGCTGATATGCGGATGTCGACCGTGAACTTCGCCGCGGACTGCACGCTCGACCTCGGCAGACTGATGTGGGAGGACGAGACGCTTGAAATTCAGTCGCAAATTCCCGTTGGGAACTCTGGCATCAGCATCGACTCAAGTTGGATGCCCGGCGAGCGCCACGGGGATTTCGAGGACTACGACTTCAAGGTGGAGCCCTACTCGATGGTCTTCAAGACCCCCGAGCAGAAACTCCAAGAGATGTATCAGTTCATTCAGCAACTTGCCCCGATCTGGCCGATGTGCCAAGCGTCGGGGGCCACGTTCGACGCCGAAGCATTCGTCGATGAAGTTGCCCGGCTAAAGAACCGGCCGGAGTTCAAGCGACTCATCACCTTCGCTTCCCCGGCAATGATGATGGGCGACCAGAACGCGGCCACGAAATCCCCAGTGACTTCCAGGGAAACGGTTCGGAAGAACGTCTCGACCGGAGGAACCCAGGCCAACAGAAGTAGCGAACTGGTTAAAACGCTGATGGGGGCTGGTTCTGGTGGGCAACTCAATAGGAAACCGGCGTGAAGACGTACCTTCTGAACGGCAAACCAGTCTCCCGAGAAGAGTTCCTGAAGGGGGCGAACGACGACTTTCTGAAGGCCCCGGCGCTCGCTTCCAACACCTATTCCGCGCACGACCCGCTTCTCTCTGAAGGACTGGGCTGCATGAAATCCCAGGTAAAAGACTTGCGAGATGTTATCCGGAAGCATAACATCCAAGGGGTTCAGGTGAAGGAAAGCGGCCAACTGGAGATCACCAGTCGCCGCGGAAGGAAAGAGTTGCTCGCAGTTCGCGGGCTGGTTGATTCGGACGGTTCATATGGTGACTGAGACAACAGAACTGCATCTGCTAATCACTCACGAGCAACTCGTTCAAGGGTATTGGCAGCGAGTCGGAATGATGACCTACCACAGACATTTCACCATCGTTACCCGGAATAATGACGGAACGATTGTGGTCATTAACCCAAACCGAGAGAATTCGGACGACTAACATGGCGATTGCAGAACTGACCGACAAAAGCACGACCGAAGAGGTCAATTCCTACGTCGAGCAGGTCGTCGAG